GCTCACACCATCACAAGTAGCAATTGCTAAAAAATTAGGTGTGCCACTTGAAGAATATGCGAAACAATTAACTATCACGAAGGAGTAAAAGCATATGAGTAACGAAAACGAAAAAAGAGCTTCTCGTGCGAGTCAGACTAGAGAAAAAGAAGCTCGACAAAAAGTCTGGACTCCACCATCATCTTTAGATGCACCCCCGGCCCCTAATGGGTTTCGACATAGATGGGTAAGAATAGAATCTATGGGTTTCCAAGACACTAAAAACGTCGCTGGAAGATTAAGATCAGGATACGAGTTAGTTCGTGCGGATCAATACCCAGATTCAGATTATCCAGTCATTGAAGATGGAAAATACGCGGGAGTGATCGGAGTTGGTGGCCTTGTGCTGACAAGGGTACCCGAAGAGATTGCAAAATCTAGAGCTCAATACTACGCAGATCAGGGTAAAGAGCAAGATCAAGCAGTTGAAAACGATCTCATGAAGGAACAGCACCCAAGTATGCCAATCAATGTTGATAGGCAGACACGTGTAACTTTTGGTGGTACGAAGAAAAGTTAATTTATTAACAATTCTAAACCATTAAAATAAACTTAAACTAAGGAGTAAAAAATATGGCAAACAAAGACGCTGCTTTTGGTCTAAAACCAATAGGCAAAGTGGGTCAGAATGCTGATAACAATGGTTTAACTGAATACTCTATCGCTAATAACGATACTTCAGCTATTTACTTCCAAGACGTAGTTAAAGTAACTGCGGCTGGAACAGTAGATGTAGCTGCTGCTGGAGACGTAAATCTAGCAGGTTCATTGAACGGTGTTTTCTACACTGATCCATCAACTAAAAAGCCAACGTGGGCAAACCACTATGCTGGAAGCATTGCTGCTTCTGACACAGTTGCTTTCGTGGCTGACGATCCTTATCAAAGGTTCGAAATCCAAGCTGACACTACAGTTGGTGCCGCTGATGTTTTCTTAAATGCAGACATTACGTACAGAGCTGGAGACAGTGCTAACTATGTATCAAGATCAGAACTTGCAAAAGGTTCAATTGATACAACTACTGCGCAATTAAGAATTCTTGGCATTAGTAAAGACCCAGAAAACAATGATGCTTCAAGCAACAATGTTAATGTGGTTGTTACTATTAACGAGCATTATCTTAAAGGTGCTACAGGCGTATAATAGGAGGAATAAATTATGGCTATATCACGATCACAACTAGTTAAAGAACTAGAGCCAGGATTGAATGCACTATTCGGCCTGGAATATAAACAATATGAAAACCAACATGAGCAGATCTATACGAAGGAAACTTCGGACAGAGCTTTTGAAGAAGAAGTGATGTTATCTGGTTTCGCTCAAGCACAGGTTAAACCTGAAGGTTCTGGTGTGACTTTTGACAATGCTCAAGAGACTTTCACTGCTAGATACACTCACGAAACTGTTGCTTTAGCATTTTCAATCACTGAAGAAGCGATTGAAGATAACCTATATGACAGATTGTCTTCTAGATACACAAAAGCCCTAGCAAGATCTATGGCTCAAACTAAACAAGTTAAAGCTGTTAATCCTTTAATTCAAGGATTACCAACTACTGACGGTTACGATTCAGGTGACGGTGTTTCTTTATTTAACACTGCGCACCCAACTATCGCTGGTAGCTACAAAAACACTTTAACTACTCAAGCAGACTTAAACGAAACATCTCTTGAACAGTCTTTAATCGACATTGCTGCGATGACTGACGAGAGAGGTCTTAAGATCGCTGCAAAAGGAATAAAAATGATTATTCCTAGTGAATTACAATTCACTGCAGAGAGATTAATGAAATCTGCTCAAAGAGTTGGTACTGCTGACAATGATATCAATGCAATCAGATCTATGGGAATGATTCCACAAGGTTATGTGGTTAACAATTTCTTAACTGATACTGATGCGTTCTACATCATTACAGATGTACCTAATGGTATGAAGTATTTTGAAAGATCACCTATCTCTACTAAGATGGAAGGTGACTTCGATACTGGTAATATGAGATACAAAGCTAGAGAAAGATACTCTTTCGGAGTTTCTGACCCTAGAGGTATCTTCGGTGTTGAAGGTGCGTAATATTAAATAATATTACTAAAAATCTACCATGCAGAGTCTGGGCAAAATATGAAACATTTAACCCTGGAAATTCAGTAAAGGATAGGATTGGTTTAAATATGATTATTGAGGCGGAAAATAAAGGCCATCTGAAACCTGGAGGAACTATTATTGAAGGTACTTCTGGAAATACAGGGATGGGACTTGCCATTGCGTCTATCTCTAGAGGTTATAAATGTATTTTTGTTACTAGTGATAAGCAATCTCAAGAAAAAGTAGATGTTTTAAGAGCTTTTGGTGCTGATGTTATAGTCTGTCCAACAGATGTTGAGCCTGATGACCCGAGGTCATATTATTCTGTTTCAAAGAAATTGTCTGAAGAAACTGAAAATTCTTGGTATGTAAACCAATACGACAATTTAAGTAATAGAATGACACATTATGAATCTACTGGTCCTGAAATTTGGGATCAAACTGACGGAAAAGTTACTCATTTTGTAGTTGGAGTAGGAACCGGGGG